TCTTTCTGTTAAACAGTTCCCTTATCTCGCTTGTGATTTCCGTTGATTCTACTAACCTTGTGAGTAAATCATCAAGATTTTCAAAATCAAGAATGGTTGCATTTTCATTTAACCACTTGAAGCCTTTCTTTGTATCTTTTCTGTACTGATTAGGATATTCAGATAAGATAACCATATCTCCGATGGCTCTTTCAAAAGTTCCGTTTATTCTGTCTTTGTTGTTGCAAGAGTACATATCCTTGAAAAATCTGTTTTCCGCAATTTCTCTTATCTCCCTTGCAAATGCATCTATATATGTAAAAGCTCTCTGTGCCTGGTTCATAGGCTTGCAGTTATTCAGTTTGCGTACCAGTTTTGAAATTTGCGTTGTGTCGCAATTCTGATGAATTACAACCTCCAACTGATAGCCATTGAATACCTCTTTCAATTCTTCTGGTAACTGCTCATATGTCTTGTTACGAATGTCAAAATCTACATTCTCCCATACAATCTCGCCCTGCTCGTCTCGCTTTATATTTCCATCTTCATCGGTTGCCTTTGTCTGATAAGTAACCATATATTCATCAAGATTCTTTGTAATTTTTGCGTTTCCATATCTGAATAATGATAATGTGCTACTTCTCTGCAATCCGTCAATTATCCATTGTCTTGTAATTCCGTTTGATGTTGTTTCCTCACCTAAAATAATAGGTGGGATATAATCATCTGTCAGAACCGATGCAATCAGTTCATTTACCATGTTTGGATTCCATTGTCCTGATAATCTCTGACATTCCTGGTCTGTTCTGATTTTTTCTGCCTTCATGTCCTTTAAATACTGCTCTAATGTGTATGTCTGCTTTCTGATATTCTTCATAGTGATTACCTCCTAAAATAAAATCTTTACATTTTCAAAACTTCTCATTATCTTCATATTTTCAGCATATTCAGTTGATGAAATTTCTAAAATCTGCCGTATGTCTTTAGGTGTGTACCCATCAATCAAAAGGTTTAATATATTTACCTGCTGATTAGAAAGTTTTGAAATGTACTGTTGTACCTTGTCTTGAAATTGTTCGTTGTTGTTTTTGGTTACTTCCTCAAATGTGTCAAAATCAGATGCTATAAAATCCAGTAGACTACATTCTTCTTCACTGTCATTAGTTGTGTCTAATGAAGTTGTTAATTGATTGATAACTCGTTTTTCTCTGTGTCTGTCTCTTATCTCTGTCTTAAATCTTTTCTTTAAACAATTACAAAGATGTGTATTGAAACTTGCACCCTTGCTAATATCATAAGAGTTATAAGCCTGCCATAATGTCATATTTGCGATACTATAAAAATCGTCATAATCTGCTTCTGTCAATGGCTCTCCTAACCTCAAGAAGATTGATTTTGATATTCTTTTGAGTAGTCGCATATCATTTTCACAATATGGCTGTAATACTGTTAATTCTGCACTTGTCATTATCTCACCTTCTTTCTATGTGTATTTATGGCATTGAGCCGATAGGCAAGCGAAGAACTGAATCTCCCACGGCTTAACCGTCACTGTCTTAATTGATTAGAAATTATATTCCGGGTAAACATCCCCGATATTGAAATCATTTTCAAACCAACAGTGATTAGATACTTCTGGAATATCAATAATAATGTGGTCTGTGTGGGTTTCTGTAACTGTACCCTTGTAAAATGTTCCGTCCATATTACAACGGACTTTCTGACCGACTGAAAACAAATGTGTTAAATTACTCATATATAAATCCCTCCTATTCTTTAGGGTATCGGGTGGATTGCTCCACCCTTTGCCCTGTTGATTGTTTGTTGTTAGTTGATTCTTAAAGACTGATATTTGCTAACCTTACTAACCTTTGCATAATCATCTTTACTAAGTAATTTCTTTACTTCATCTTTGTTGACTGTTTCACGCTCAACACTTGAAAGTGTAGCTTTGAAAATGTTACCGATAAATCTACGGATTGGCTTACCCTTGTTATCAACTGCTTCACATTCTTCTGTTTCATTAAGAAATTCCATAACCTTTGAATTTAAAGTTGTGATGTTGTCCTCTGCTTCTTCCTTGATTCTTTTCCACTCTTGAATCTGCTCCATTGCTTCATTCATTTCTTTAACTGTCATACACATAATGACTACCTCCTTAATGATGAAATTATTTTGTTGTTGTACCGCTTCGGTATGGGTACATATTAGCATAGTTATGGGTACATATCAATATGCAAAATATACAAATATGGGTACATATTTTTGTGCAAATTTATGGGTACATATTTCTTGACTTTTGATATGTACCCATATTATAATTATATCAACAACAAAACATTATCAATTTTTTAAAGGAGGTTTTTCTATATGAAATATTTTAAGAATGTAGAAACACTGGAAGAATTAAGAAAACAGTACAAAGAGCTATTAAAGAAGTATCATCCAGACAACCCAAACGGAAGCACAAAGGCAACGCAAGAAGTCAATGCAGAATATGATAACCTTTTCAAAGTGTTAAAGGATAAACACGAACACAAGACAGAGCAAGCAAGCGACACTGACAAAAAGAGCTATGATAATATGAAGTATGATTTTTCAGAAGATGAAAAGTTAAGAGAAGTTTTACAAAGTATTATCATATTACAGAATATCAATATTGAAATAGTCGGTTGTTGGATATGGGTAGATGGCAACACATACGAACACAAAGACACTTTAAAGGCTTTAGGGTTCAAATGGGCAAGAGAGAAAAAGAAGTGGTATTTTCATACAGAATCATTCAGAAAAAGAAGTCACAAAAAATTATCTATGGACGATATACGGAACTATTACGGAAGTACAGAAGTACAGACGGAAGAAGTCAAAAGGATAAAAGAAGCCTAAAAAATAAGGGTGTAGACAATACAAGCCTACACCCTACCATAAGAAAAGGAAATCAAAACCATGAAAAAATCTATTGAAAAAAACGGAATTATTGCAGTTATGGGAATTATGTTAATAGGTGCTTATCTGTTAGGAACAACACAAGCAAAGACAATTACAGAAACAAAGACCGTTATAAAAGAAGTTATTCCAGATGGATATATTGCCATTGAAAATTGTATACCACTTGAGGATATAGCCGGATGGTATTATAATAAATATGATTATTTAGCATTTTCTTTAAAAGATACGACCAGGCAATTAAACAATTTTCAAGGAAAGAGTTATGATGATATTATT